TCGGCAAGTTTACTCATTGATGACCTCATAGGTCACTTCATATCCACCCTTGCGATCAGTCCACCAATCATCTTCATCCATCCACTCCCAATCAATATCAGCACCATTATTGAATGCGGCCTCAATAATGTCTTCAATTGCATGGTCACCCGATTCAATCTCATCCATCAGTTCGGCAAGTTCAACCTCATCAAGATCAGGATAAATGTCGGCCAACAAGTCTTCATCTACCTCAACTTCATAACGCTTCTCAACTTGATGCCACTCAGATTTTACCACTCTCATAATATTTCCCCTTAGTTAATAACCACTCACTCTCACCCTCAAAACTACTACATGCAGCTAGACCTTTCTCAGCTGCCCATAATACCTCATACAATTGCTTCTTCTTGTCCCAGCAATAGAAACCATCCATGTGACGGTCCGTTGCTTCATATCGCAATTGCTCTATTCGGTCTAATATACTCATTCTGTCCACCCAATCGTTTCATCAAATTTCTTCTCTTGTATTGTCTTCTCACCCCATACCTTGCGTGGGTTGCCACACATGACACAATTGGGATTACCACAATTCATGGCATGCATCTTTCCGTATACATGAGGTTCATTCGCAACAAGACCATTGGCCTTGGCAATACTAACCTGTCTATCAATCTTAACAGCGTCATTGTATAAACGCTTGCTGTGTTTTTCCTTATCTTCAGACTTGCTCATTGAATTTCATCTCCCAATGTGGTGGTGCAAACTTTCTCTGATTTTCTTCAATCAACCTGTGCATGACCTTTGCGGCCTTCACACATAGACCTTCTGGATGACCATTAATCTCTAACTCATCCGCTAACTCTTTTGCTGCCTGCAATTCTTCTTTTGTCATATTGTCTTCGCCTCCGCCACCCGTTTTCTTAATTCTGTTGTTGAAAAACTGTGCCGTCTTGTGTTAAAATATACTGCCATTGGCAACTCATATCCTGTGAATTGTTGGTCTTTATACTCTTCCCCAATGATGCGAACATCTATTGGATAGGAACATAGTATATCGATTAACTCTTTCTCAGTAGCATATGGTATCACTTCATCAACATATTTGCAAGCCTGTAATTGGGTAAACCTTTCAAAAACAGACTGAATTGGCTTATTCTTCCAATCTCTATCAATGGTGGGGTCAGTTTGCATACCGACAATTAGATAATCACATTGTGTTCTTGCCTCTTTGAGCATCATAATATGCCCAGCATGAAACAAGTCAAATGTAGAACAGGTAAATCCGATTTTCATTTTGTATTCGCTTTCGTCAACTCAGTTGGTGTAAACTTATATTGAGGGTACTCAGGGTCTTTCCTGAATTCTCTTTGTTTATATATCGGGTTTGGTTTGAATTGTTTCTCACTTGTCCATGATGAAGTCTTATACGCTACATTGGCATTGGCCGCCTTGTAGAGAGATTGAACCGCTGTCTTGATATCAATCATTATATCACCCTTTTTAGTATAATACTGGTAATAATGTACTTATACCAATAAAAAATCCCGCCGAAGCGGGATTCTTAAATATACTCAGCGGGGTCTAATTGCACGACATAGTTAATAAAATTAACGGCATCGTCCTCATCGGTAAAGCTTCTAATTATGGTGTGACCAGTATGATTAGAAACAAACAATAGTAAAATGCTTGAACCACCTTCAAATACTGAGAATTTGATGATCCAACCATTTCTTATAATTGGTTGCCACGACATGGTTTTTATTGCATGTTTGATATAATTAGCCGACGGAAGTATTTTGTTCTTTTGCATATACCCTTAAACCTACTCTAAGGATATGTATGCTTTGAATGCTTTTATCTAAGCAAGTTCACCGTTATAGTGATTTGACAGTTTTAGCAGTTTTCTCTAGTGTGTCTTTAAATGCAACTGCTGTTAGTTCAGCAACTTCATTAGTAGAACGATTCACTTGTTTTGTGAAAGTGCGTTGTGCTTCAACGAAATCTTTGATAGATGATTTGATTTTGTCATCGAATACAAATGTATCAACAACTTTGTTCTTTGCATCTTGTACTTGATCTACAAAATAGTTTGCAAAGTATAATGGTGTGAAAATAGAATTGGCCATGGTTTATCTCCTTTAGACGATAGGTTATTTGCCGGTGCGATATGCACCGTACTTGAACTCTCGGTATTCCTTAGTAAAACTACCAAGAGCTTCAAATGCTTTATAAATTTTAATTAAAACGATTTTCATATGTATCCTCTTTCTGCTTGTCTATCATATTCACGCATGTACTGTTCTAGTTGACCAGTATCGGTGATAGACTTAGTTGAAAGATATTGTTCCAACCGTGATTGCGGTTTAATATAGAAAATCCTTTGTAAGAACTTTAACATGTTGACTCCAAATTGTGTTTGAATAAGTAGAAACGATAATAGTGTTTCTACTAATGTATTTATACACATTTATACTGCAATGCAACAATTTAGAGGGTACACTTTAAAACTTGCCTAAAACATGTGCCTTGTGTATCTTGCAAGTGACCCATGAATTATAATAATCCTCAGTCAACAAGGCACCTCGGTTGAATATCTCTAGTGTTTCTCTATACGAGCATTCAGACCTAGTGGCACATAGGTAAAGTATCTCACGGTGAAATGTATCTGCACCGTTCTTCACTACATCTTCCTGTAGTTCTTTGTTCGACCCATAGTAATCAAGCCAGTCCGATGTTACACGGACTTTCTTAATCTTACCTTTGGTTTGCTTACGGCCTGATTTGGTAAATAGTTTCTTACCAATATACTTACGGCCATTAGTTAGGTTTGTGATACAGTATACAAACCCAAATGATTTATCTATTAAATCTTCTGTGAATTCAACACCATTATAATGCCACACTATTCATCCTCATCATCATACTCCTCTGATTCAAGTATGTATGCTGAGCAGAATGGGCAATGTAATGGGTCACTCTCGCAGATATCTGGATCGTATTTGATTGTGAATTCTGATGTACAGTCTTCACATATGTGGTGTATTGTGGCCATTATTCGGATGCATTGGCGCCACACTTGGCACGTTTTGCGTTAGTTAATTTACCATAATCCACAGGCCATTCTTTTCCAGGATCAATCTCTTTTGCATTTACAGGGAAAGCAAACTTAATGTTAGCTTCTTGTTGTATTGCAGAAATTGGTAATCTGTATGTTTGAAGGTTATTGCCTAAATTAGGATATGGTGGGTTGTGTGGAAACTTCCAACCAGCAACTTCGTGCGTGGCGTTATTAATTACAATTTTATAATATCCATGTGGCACCAAAACACCGTTACCGATTGTTTTATCACCAGCGCCATAGAATGCTCCAACGTATATAGTAAAAGGTTGGTTGAGTTGCACTGCCCAACCCCTTACTGATGTTTCTAGTAATTTCCATATTCCCCGATTTAAAGATCCGGCTTGGGGATACATGTTTGTCATTAAAAAAGATTCGTACTCCACTTGTTGTGACCATGATAAATCACCATCTGGTGCGGCATGACCCTTATCGTATCCTGTACCAGCATAATCATCTGGTCTTGCGCCTGTGCCACCTAATGATTGATCCGCAACAAATGCATTAGTGCGTGGAAAGCAACCAATTGCTTTTGCGGGTTCTAATGTATATGCAACGTATGCTGGAATTTTAACTGGTGCATCATAGGCCACCAAATAAGCCTCACGGCAGATTGGTTGTACTGGTCTCTTTACGGCTGCAAAACCGTATGGGCTATGCACTTTACATGCATCTACAGGATTGGGTGCCCGTTGATCCCAAGCAAAGGCAGCACTACTGAATAGTGCTAAGAGTATCAAAAACTTCTTCATATTATCTTTCTTATTGTGTGCAGGTTCTTGTTCTAGTTATTGTCCCGTCAGGATGTTGCACTTCAGTCCATATTGAACAAATTGGTTGCACCTGAACTGGTTGTATCTCGTAGTTACAACGTATTCCAGGTGATCCACATGTTGGTACTTGTTGTACAATTACAGGTGTTTGTTGTCTTGCAATCTCATAGCCGACTACACCACCTATTACAGTTGGTGCAACCCAAAACCATGGATTGCCACCACCATGGCCATGGCGCCAATAACCATGATGATGCTGTGCTGACGCTGATACTGAAATCAACATCAGCGATAAAATTAGAATTTTCTTCATGCGGCTTTACCCCATACATCATGCCAGTCTCCCGATAGGGCACCTTTGGCATAGTCTGTTGCTCTGTTCTCAAAGAAATTAGTATGTGTTGGTGCGTTAATCATTTCTTCAACCCATGGTAATGGATTTTTCTTAACTTTAAACACACCTTTTAGACCAAGACTAATCAATCTACGATCAGCAATGTATCTGATATATTTCTTAACATCTTCATTTGATAGGCCTTCCATTGGACCCATTTCAAATGCCAAGTCAATAAATTTATCTTCTAACTCAACCATTTTCTCTGCGATAGTATATATGCGAGATTTTAAGTCATCATTCCAAATCTCTTTGTTTTCTTCTATGTATGTTCTGAATAACTTAATCATGTTCTCAGCGTGCATTGTCTCATCAACAATAGACCATGTAACGATTTGACCCATGCCCTTCATTTTACCTGTGCGTGGGAAATTCAACAACATAATGAATGAACTAAACAACTGCATACCTTCTGTGAATGCCGAGAACACAGCAATGTGTGTGGCAGTATTCTCTTTGGTTGTATTCTGTGCAGACAAATCCATAACATAATCATGTTTATCTCTCATTGCCTGATATTCCATGAATTGATTGTATGTTGTATCAGGTAAACCTAATGTCTCAATCAAATGCGAATAGGCTGCAATGTGTAATGCTTCACGAGCTGCAAAGCCCATTAACATCATCCGTATCTCAGGCTGAGGAAAATAAGGAAGATAATTGTTAACATAACCACCGGCAACATCGATATCGCCTTGAGTAAAGAATCGAAATATGTTTGTGAGAAATTGTTTTTCTTCATTAGTTAGTTTATTCTTCCAATCTTTTACATCTTCAGCCATTGGTACTTCTGTGTGTAACCAATGACTTTGTTCATGCTTCAACCAGGCATCATATGCCCATGGATAGTTGAATGGTTTAAATGCATCTCTGCTGTCTGTTAATTTTGATTTAGTTTTCATTTACTCTCTTTTTTTGTTTATGTTATTCGTACATTACAGTATTTGTATCACCCAATGCCCATTTTGGGTCTAATTCTACATTCCACCGTGTCATGGCAACTTTAAAATCTGGCATTTTCATATGTTTTGGATTACTTGCGGGCTCTAATATAATCAATCTGTTATTTGGTTGAGCTGCAAATTGTCCATTATCACATTTGATAAAATTAAATGATTTGTGATCTTCAATATCTTCACTATGGCCACAATCTAATACATTGAAATCTGTGTGTGCAGAATCAACTGTAAAAAGATATTCACCATACATCCAATCACCATCTTTTAACTTAAACTTACACTTCATATTAGCAAGCATGGCCTTTCTT